GGTCTTCTCATTATTGTTGATAACATTTCTTCGTTATATGGAATTTCTCTTGTTAAATATATTATTCCATTATCATTACATTTTCCAGCCATTGTTATCAATTTAAACCATATAATTAGAATAGTATCTGAATCGGGTAATGTTTCGATAAGTCTGATTTTTTCATCGTCAAATATATCGACAATGATTTTTATCCATTTGACATTCGCCATTTGTACCTTCCTTAAATTAAAAAACCCCTCACCTATGGAAGCAAAACGTCTGCTGAGGGATTCCATAAATAAGGGGTTATAGATTTCAATTAAATCTACGCTCTATTCTTCCCTCAAAGTTTAAAGCGAGTATTTAATGTGTTACACACTATCTTATATAGTGTAAATGTCAAGATTATTTTATGTTGCCTATAATCTCAATTGTTATGGTTTTCTTGAATATTTTAAAATAAATATTTGTGTTATTGTAGTCCAGTGTTTTTTGTATCGCTTTTATTGCATCTTCTTTAGTTTCAAAACCCCATGATATAGCAAAGTCAGGGTAATTGATTCTTTCTGATGCTTTCATGTCGTAACACTGCTGAACTCCGAAAATTACTTTTGTTTCCATATGTCCTCCGTAATTAAACCGGGCTTTTACACCCGGCAATGTTCGTTTTGTTAGCCTCAACAAAACGATAATTTATTCTATTTCTTTCTTTGCCAAGTCAACCAGTTCAATCAATTTATTATTTATTGACTGATTGATCTTTTCAATCTTTTGCAGCAGTGTCCAGATTGACCAGATCGCCACAAACGGCATGATAGCCATAAACAGTCCGAGCAGTATTAAAATAAATGCAAATTCCATGTGTATCTCCTTAGATTTTATTTTGTGATTTAAGTGTTACTATTTCAGACTGTAACTCGCTTATATGTTCCTTTAAATAATCCGCATAAAGTGTGTTTTTCGGATTTTTCTTTTTATAGAATTTTTCGCACTCTCTCCAGCCGAGCCCCCAGAATACTAAAGCTACTATCATTATTACGAAAAATGTACCCATGTTATCCCCCTGTGTTGCCCTCAGACTGCATAGGAACGCTCCCAAGAGCTTTTAGTTTTCAAAACGGTGTGGCGTCCTCCCAAGACGGTGAACTGTCATTTTGTGCGTTTCCGGTCTTTTCCTTTGGTGCAAACATCGAAATAATAATAGACTCTTTCCCGTCTGCATCTATTCCGGCAGGGTTGAAAGATCTTTTCAGAAACATAAACTGACCTTTGTCTCCTTCCATAATCGCACCGACATTTTCATAACGGTTTTTTGTCTCGCCGTCCTTTTGGTAACTGCCAACTTTAACGGCTAAATCGTAAACTTTTTTCATATCTATCTCCTTTTATTTTTGCTCTCTACAAACTATCTCGCCCTTAACAGGATCGATCTTACTAAATCGACTGCAAGACTTGCAATCGTGTGCATCTCTAAAAACTTCTATCCGGGGACAATATACTCGATATGTCCCGTCATCTTTTTTAATGATCTTTTCATGGTTCATAAAGCCCTCACCTGTATTTCAAGTTCATCAAGTTCTGATAAGAATAACTTAACTTCAGATAATATTTCTTCAATCATTTTTTCATCGCGGTCAATTCTTTTAATAAACAATCTTAGATTGATAGGAAGTCTGTCATCATAAGAGACAAAATCTACCCACTTTCTACCAGAACAATACATCTGATGTTGCATTTGCAAAATGTATTCTCTTTTAATATCGCCTGACATTTTAGTCTCTATGTGCGTTGATGTATTAGGATTTTTAATCTCAATCAATCCGTCATCACCAACAAGTCTATCAGGTGAACTGCCAGACATTACACCGTCTGGTGATTCAAAGAATCCGCACTTTGTAACTATTGAATACGTTTCGGCTTCATAAGCATCGGCTGCTGATTGTTCTTTTTCAAGCCCTCTTTGCATTTCAGGGCTTGAATAATGATCTGCCATTTCTCCAGTCAACCGTTCAAGTAATAATTGATACATATAGTTTTTTCTGGTTGCTGAAGGTTTATCACCTTTTCCCTTCGCTAAAATATCGCTTATCCTTGAACTGGTTATTTTTCCCAAACGGCAAGCGATCCATTCAGCACTGCCTTGCTCAACATCTATCATCATTTTAATTGACTCCTTTTATCGGAGTTTGCAAAATCAAGCTCTTTTGACTCTTCATCTGTCCATAGTCTCGCTTCTATCAGTTTGCAGATTTTTTCAAGATTCTCAATAGTCTTTGATTCTGATATTGCTTTTAACGCCCCTTTTAAGTCTCCTTTTTGCTTTTCTTCTTTTTTCGTTTCTTTTTTATCGCTTGAAACATGATTTGCGTCGTCATCATCTTCAGATGCAATATTTAAAAATGCTGACAACTGGTATCTCCGACCATAAGTTATACCCGATCCCTGTCCCTGCGCTGTCGCTTTTTCTACTGACATTTGCAGTTTGTCGGATATAATATACTGCCCTGAAGTGTGATATATTCCGGTTTCTATTGACACGAATCTGTCATCGGTAGAAACATTTTGAATGATGATAAGTCCGTGTTTACTCAATATAGGTCTTACCATGTTTAAGATATCGCCAAGTGGCGCATACTTACTTTTAAAAAATGGATTTTCAGCAGTGTTTTTAGGATTGCTTATTTCTCCAGTTGCAATCGTTAAGGCTTTGATAATTTCATTTACTTCATTAGATTGTTTCATAACGTCCTCCTGTGTTTATTGTCGCCATACCTGTTTTAATGTCAACAACTATTTTACTTATATTCTATGTCTCGACATTTAATTACTTCTTGTTGCTTATCATACCCTTTGCAGTTTAAACACTGTGCGCAAGTTACCAGTAGTGTCCATTCCTCAATTTTCTGGCAATATACTTTTTCTACGCCGCTGTGCTTAATTACGTGCTTGTCTCTGATCTTCACTTCGTGCCTCCATAGCATTCATTATATTTTTCTATTATAGTCTTTGAAACCGCCTCAGAATATCCGTAAAACATTAGATACATAACCGTGTCTCCGCCGAGTATCCTGTGTTTAGCATCTGCAATTCTATAATGGTCAAACGCCTTGCTGTAATCAATTTTTTTCATTTTTTATTCCTCATTAGTGTACCAGCCAGTCAGCTAATTTAGGTATGTGCTTGTCACAATGGCAATCAAGGCAGAGCTTAGAGTCAAACATGTCCCTCCACAGATCAAGCGTCGTTTCTTGCATATTTGTACGGATTTCCAGTGCTACCGGATCACTGCACTTGATACATTTGTAGGATACTAAATTACATACTTTCATTTTTTCACCTCAATTGATTTGTAATATTCATACATTTTTTTAATGTATTCGATAGTGAGTAAATATTCGTTTGCAAACTGATTGTCTTTGTGAACTTCTTTAACTTTAATTTCAAAATTGTCGATTGAATCAAAATAACAACCGCATCTAACCATAATACCGTTTTCTTCTGTTAAGTAAAAAAATGAGCTTTCATTTCTGCTTCCAATATTTGAAATCATAATCAAGGGTTTTTTATTTAATAAAATGTTCCCTTTACTATAAATATTCCCTTTACTATAAATATTCCCTTTACTGTAAATGTTCCCTTCACTGTAAATATTCCCTTTGCTGAAAATATTCCCTTTGCTGGAAATATTCCCTTCGCTGTAAATGTTCCCTTCGCTGGAAATATTCCCTTCGCTGGAAATATTCCCTTTACTGTAAATATTCCCTTCGCTGAAAATGTTCCCTTTACTATAAATATTCCCTTTACTGGAAATATTCCCTTCGCTGAAAATATTCCATTCGCTGGAAATATTCCCTTTACTAAAAATATTCCCTTTACTATAAATATTCCCTTTACTATAAATATTCCCTTTACTATAAATATTCCCTTCGCTGAAAATGTTCCCTTTGCTGGAAATATTCCCTTTGCTGGAAATATTCCCTTCGCTGTAAATGTTCCCTTCGCTGGAAATATATTTATTAAAACAAATAAATCTATTTACTTTTACCTCAACATTACCATTAAACTCATATCTTCCGGTTCTTTCGTTGTAAAATGATTCATCTTTAAAACATCCGTTTTCATCAAAATGCTCTTCCGTTAAAACTATTGTATTCATAATCATCTCCTAGGCTCGTAGTTTTCTATTTCTCTCATGTCTTGCAATCCTGATTCGTATTTGTCGACAACTGCATTTTCAATGTCATCTTGCAACTGTTCTGCGGCGGCTTCTTCCATGTCCATAGGACACATCTGATTTGTTTTCTTGCGACATTCTCCATCATAGTTTTCATATCGGCATGAACTATAACACATTTTTAATATCCTCCGTTTGTTTTTAAAATTTTATTATTTTTGTGTCTTTGCCCCAGAAAATATTTTCAAAACTTGCCAAATCTCTGTCGTCTCCTGATTCTGCAATGTTTATTTGCAATGCTTCTTCAATTGTTATTTCTTCAATTTTAGGAGTTAATCCAAGCTCTGCGCAAGCTCTTAATCTATGGCATCCTTCAACTGCTATAAAAACGTCGTTAAAATCATCATATACAACTCTTATTATTGGAGTTCCAAGAACCAACATTTCCGCTTTAACTTCTTCTAAATGTTTTTCGTCAAAATGGTTGTGGAAAAGTTGTACTTTCATTTTGTGTCCTCCGTTTTCTTTATGTTGTAAATATACTTTCATTGTCGGTAACTGTCAACTATTATTTTACCGCAATTAAGAAAAAAGTGAAAAAAACAGCAAAAAAATTTTATAACATATGTTTAGTAGTTTTGAAAGTGAAAAAAATTATCTTGACATTATAGAGATATATTAGTAATGTAAATAATCCTTTGATTAAGCCGGTATAGGTTTGCAAGCCTTGCCGGCTCCTCACTATCAAAGGAAATACAATCAAAGGACATAATAATGAACGAATTAAGTATTGAAAAGACTATGACTGTAAAAGAAGTTGCTATGGTTTTAAACTGTACAGAGCAAACTATCAGGAATTATTGCAATAGATTATTTCCAGATAAAATTAAAAACGGTCTTACAACATATTTAACTGAAATTGAAGTGACAAAAATAAAGTTAGAAATGAATGAAAACTATAGCCTCAAAACCGATTTTGAGGTTAGGACTAAACTTGAAAAGAATCTTATAGTCAGGCAGGCTATACAGTTTCTTGAAGAAGATAAACTTGAACTCATTGAGCGAAATAAAGTTCTTACCAAAGAAAATCAGGAATTAAAGCCTAAAGCACTTGAACATGATTTATTCATGGACAATAAAAACGCTCAAAAAATAGGGGGAGTTGCTAAATCTTTTGGAATCCCCGTTCAAACGTTTCATCAAATGCTCAGAGATGCTAAAATAATGATGCCTGATTATCAACCATACTCACCATACGAAAAGTATTTTAAAACAGTAATAACCCCTACTAAAGCCGGGAATGTTTTTACGAGTTATATTTATCCCTCAGGTATATCTTATATTGCTAAACGGTTTAAATTAACGGAGGTTAAAGGATGAAAACAACGAAATTCAACTATGAAATAGGATTATTTATATATTTTTTATTCTGTGAATCAATAGGAATATCCTGTATATTATTTGCTAATTATTTGCATCATGGGTTTTTCGCATCTTTGATTGGTATATTGGGAGTATCTGCTTTATTTTGGGGATTTATAGGATTAATAATGATGTTATTATCATTATTAGATATTATCTAAAAAACCGCCGGATACCTTAAAACTATCCGGCGGAAAAGGAGGAGTTTATGAAAGTGTTATGGAGGATAAAACTATTATATATTGTATAACTTATATGTCAAGTCATTTCCGCATAAGCAATAAACAGTCTTTAAATTCCATTTTATTGTCTTTTAGCACCGGATTAAGACAAGCCTGAAAATCGTTTGCTGATTTACACCCATCGGCAAGCGAAAGACAAACGCTCTTGTCGGGGTTCTTTTGATTATAGTACATACAGGTCAAGAATACTTTACAAGATGGTTCATATCCTTCGACTGATTGTTCATTTAGATCGCACCCGCATAATAAAACCATAAAAGCCAGAACACATAATACTATGATTAGTTTAAATTCGTTGTTTGACATTTAATTCCCCCGGTATTTTTAAATTTAATCTTTCTTTGAACTCTTGCCGTTTCGCATTATTCCATTGAAAAACTGGACGATAATATCCCGAAATTCTACTATAGATTTCTGCGGGAATAACAAGGGATTTATTTTGAGCTTCTGGATTAACATAATTCATAACTCCCCCTATTTTTTTAGTTCAACACTTATATCAAAAGGCTTCCAGTATATCCCACCTTTACTTTTGTCGTAGCCTACATTGATAATTAACATTGATATAATTCCCACAGTTACAACCAGCAACAAGAATCTAAAGAATCGCTGTGACTTGTTCGCTCCTAATGCTAGGTACATTTTCGCCAGTAATTTCATACTTGTCTCCTTATTTTTTAGGTTTTATCTCTAATAACCATTTAAAATGATTTTCGTCAACTCTTTTTGCACCTATCGCTGGAACACCCACACCCCTTGACCCACTATCATATATCAGCATTATGTTATGGTCGTCAACTCCACAGATCATAAAATGCATAGAATTTTCAAGTTTCATTTGATATAGAGATTCTTTATCTAGCCTGAACGGATTTATAACGTCTTCAAAGTCTTTGACGTATTCAATGTCAAAGTCAACCCCGAAAAGATCTCCCATTATTGCATCTTTGGATATATTTATAAATCCGTCGTCACGGCAAAAATCATGATCTAGCATAAGTTTGAAAAAGTCTGCATATTCTATGTCTGTGTATCCTTGAACTTTTATACCGGCCCAAAATGATACTAAATTACAGTGGCTCATAGCGTACTTCATGGCGGTTTTATCATCACAATTTAACACGGCTTTAATGTCATCGAATAACTGTGATTTTTCGTTTTGGTTGTATCTTTTGATTATTTGCTTTAATTTATCGTTCACAAACCCCCCAATTATTTAGCGTTTTTCTTTCAAATTCGTTACTCATATTTTCTCCTTTAGTTTCCGAGGTAAGAGGCTGAAAAAAATACTCTTGCTGCTATCGTTGGAGTTGTTCCTGTTGTATGAGGTCGAATAACGTCACCTTTTTTAAAATACATTGTTACGGTAGTTGTCGCCGGCAATATTATGCCTGCTTGCGCTGATGTATAATGAGCTGATAATATTGTTGATTGAGTTACCGTTGATATTGATGTTGTCAATTGAGAACTGTTTAATGTTAATCCACTGTCTATAATGGCAGACGCTTGGCAGCAGTCATCAAAAGTAATTGAATATAATCCACTTCGATTTATAGTAATTTCTAAACCTTTAGCATTACCGGAATACCCACTGACATGATTTTCTGAAAACATATTCCCGAAATTTTCAACGACATTTGTAAAACGCATAATTTTATTATCTGTAGAACCGTATCCGGCATAAGTATTTAATCGTAATTGACTTGTGATTGATTCATCTGTAATTTCCCAGAATCCCGAATTTGAAGATTGAACTAATGAAACATAATTCCCAACTTTAGGCAGAATTATTGACGCTAATCCATCGTTAGAAAGTTTATTTGCGTCTGTAGCGTGTGGAGATATCGTTACAACATCGGCGGAAGCGTCATTTTTGACAAATGCAATTGTTATTTTACGTCCGATATTATTAGCCATCAGTGGAAGCGTAATTGTCGCTGCCCCGGCGGTCGTATTAACTTCTATCCGGCCATAGCCGTCTCCGTCAAGAATTGCATATGACGCTTCTTTATATACCGTAGAACCTGCTCCGATGAATGACGCTATGGTGTCACGGATAGTTGACCACATAGTTTTTTTGCTTGTCCCGGCATTTTCCTGAAGTTCAAAATAGTCATCGGCATTTAATACGGTTTGTGTCGTTGTAATATCTTTAATCGTTACGCTCATTGTTGCGCCATCCTTGTTCTTCCGTCTGATAGTATTCTAAATTCTCCCGTGCTTGTAACTCTGACATCGTACTGAGTCACTACCGGTACATAAGTCTTAATATATTTTAAGGTTAATTGTATCCTGAAATTGTTAAAATCTTTGTTAATGTCTATAATCTCATAAACACCCTTTATTTCAGTTCCAGATCTTCTACGGATAGGATCGCAGATAACAAAGTCCATAATTTCTAAATCGTAAAACTCAAATCCAACTTTAATCTTTACAATGTCTTGAATATACTTTGAAAATGCCATAATTGATTCTGATTTCGCCTGTGCTGATGCAAGGTCTGAAAGTCCAGTTTCTAATGTCTTAGTCTGGAGCGCCTTGTAATATGCAAATACTTCCGCTTCATAAAGTGTATTCTCATAAGTTGAATATGATCCCGTTGATTGATTCTTATTGTACTTGATAATAACAGATGACAAGAATTGATCTTCATTCCCGTCTATCGCTGGTGATCCTTCGAGTATTTCATCAAATTCAATAGTCTGCGCCGGTGTTCTGTCGCTGTCGTAAATCCTTACAGTCCATAGGCCATCATCATGCTGAAAGAAAAGGCCGTCAATGTCAATACATACTTTTTCAAGTGCTTTTTTTACATCGGTTTCTTCTTTGATGTATAAGGCAACATTGCGCCCGGAGCAGTCTGTCACGGCTTGCGCGGTTTCTACAAGGTCGTAATATTCATCGATGTAATCGGTATCTGCGTATCGCTTAAGAATATCTTTAATTATATCCACTCCGTTGTCAATTGCGTTTGCTGTAAAGCTCGCAGTTACTGATGATTTGTCACTCCCGGCAATAGCTGAAGTTAATACAAAAGTACCGGCAGCAAGATTTGAACTATAAACAGATACTGCCACATTATTAACCTTAACCGTGCCAAGTGCTGAAACTGCATTGTATTCAGTATCACATAAAAGAAAGGTATAGTAAGATGAACTTTGCTCTTCGTTTAGGCATATACACGGGGCATTATTTATCTCACCGTATGCAATAGGTTTTGGAGCGTCAACGTTTGAATCTGAAAGATTAGGCCAGTCTGCTTTTTTAAGTTTATTCTTAGGCATCTTATTTGATAGCACGTTACGCGGATCTTCAAATTTAATCGAAAAGTTATCCCATGACCGTGTATGCTCACCAATTACACCAGCACCCACCGGAACAAAATCGGCATATTCGTCACCTACTTCGCCGAATAAAAGTCTTGTCGGCTGTCTATATGACTTTTGATCTCGCCATGAATCAAACTCGCCATCGGTGTTAATCAGCTTTACTGTGCCGGTATTGTATTTAAGCAAACCATAAAATAGAGGGTCTTTTGATTTCTTTATGCCTGATATAGATTGTACTATGGGCTTGTAATAATTACCTGAAAATACATTTCCGTTGTTGTCGTCTTTGTTCGCGTAGCCAACAGCAATACCGATTGTTATAAATTGATTTAACCACGGTTCATAATTTGTAAAAGTGATATATATAGTTTTTAGATCAACATCATAATAGTACGATTCATCTTGTGTAATCAGGTCATTTAAACTTGATACGGATAAATATATAACTCCGTCAATGACTAATGATTTAACATTATAACTGACTGAATTTGTATAACTATAATACCCGGTGTTTCCGTTGTCATCTGTTACGGTTATATCTCCGGGAGTAATGCACCATTGCCATATCCCGGCGGAATAATTAAGCATTGTTAAGTTTATTAACGGAGCGTCATATTCCCATAGTATAATATTATCTGTAGACATTACATATATTCCACTGTTATATAAAAATCTATTGCAGTTCCAGTTGTTGATCTATCTATATATATTGTTGTATCATTAAAATATATATTGTTTATATTATATACCGATGAAACATTGCTTATTGATGGAGACAATACACCGCTTTTGTATGCGATATAATTTATTGACAATATTCTTTTATTTGTGTTAGCATTTGAAATATCGTGATTTATAGTTTTATTGGCATCCCCAGACCCGAATGATGCGATAAATTCTCTTTTAATTATTCTGGAGTTTATTACATTTTTTCCGGTATATACTGCGGACGCTTTATTAAGTATATAAATATATCTACAATTAACTGTTCCAGATGTCCCATACCATCCTTGTTTACTATCCGACCATGTGGGGGAGATGTTTGTGAATACTGCCGTTATTGTTGCCGGGTCAATGTAAATGTAAACAGTCCCATCTGACGGGCTTCCTGTTATGGCTTCTTCTGAAGTAAATTTATATAGTGCCCCGTTGACTTCGATTACAGAACCGGCGGCAACTGCGGGCAGAGATGTATTGTCGTAATTGGTAAGTGAAACTTGATGCTTGCCTTTAAAACTTTGGTCTGATGTTAATTGCAATTCTAAAATATTTGAATCCGATTGATTATAATTATTTATTTTTACTCCGGCCATTAAAATGTCTCCTTAATTGTCATTGATAAATTCCATAATGCTCCGATGTGATCTGCTCTTTGCCAGTCCGGATCGTTTGTTATTAAACAGTAAATCGGGTCTTCAAGAGTCAAGTCAGCTTCCCATATAATAGCTATTATCGGAGTGTATTTGTCAATTAGTTTAAATGCTGTATTAAATATTAAACGGTTTGCATTTGTTATATTTTTAAAGTTGAATGTTCCGGCTTTATAGAAATATCCCGGATCGCCGTAACTTTGTCCGCTGTTTGAATCGTCTACGGTTGAAGTTGAATACATCGGGAGCTTTTGATCCTTGCCCATATATCCAATAGACAAATAAGCGCCTAAATATATCTTGCTGAACTGGATATAATCATTTGTATTATTAGTATCGTGAATAGTAACTCGCCAGTATCTATATGATGTTGTCGACGTAAATTCATGCAATAAATATGTGCCATATGTAACCGTAATGTCTACCGTTGGAGCTGTCCAAACGTCTGTGGCATTAGCCTGAAGGTGTACAACCGCCGTTGCTGTGAGGTTATGGTCAATCAGCACAAAATAAGATATTGCCTTTGCAGTGCCTAAATCGAATAAAAATGTCTGGTTGCTTTTTGATAAAGTCCTTCCTCTGCGGCTTCTCCGAGTATCTTTTAGAGCCGTATCGAATGAATAACCCGGCGTTTCTGTTAATGCTGTTATCGTTGCTGTTTTTACTTCATTTGTGGTCAATATTCTCATTATGCGACCATTCCGTTTTTACTGTATATTGTTTGTCCATTTTTAGTGGTATTGTATATCCACTTTCCAAACTCTTCGCCGTCCACCATGAGCGTTATCTGTGTCGGCAATCCGCCCCCGGCAACTTCTTTTAGAACGTCTTTGCCCCGGCTGTCGAGAGGAATAACGGCCTCACGGCTTCCACCTTCTCCGAGCGTGTACTTGTTTCCGCCGGGTACTGATGGAACGATACCACCTTCAGCAAGTGCGGGGAGTGGTTGCTCTTGAATCAATTGAATCTGCTTTGCTCCGAGTGCAAGCGTTGCAATTGCCGCCGCCATGCCAAGTGCGGGCCCGACAAAAGGTATTCCAGAAAGTGCCGCGTATGCCGACATTGCCGCTTGTGGTGCTGTTATCATAACTTGAAATATTGCTAGTTGTTTTTGTATCTTAGCGTTTTCCCGGGCAATTTTTCTTTTCTCTTTAGCCGCCGCGTCCTCTAAGGCTTTTGAATCGCGGGCTTTCTTTTCATCGAGTGCTTTTAATTTAGCGTCTTTTTCTTCCTGCGTAATTACTTCAGCATTAACCGCGGCGACATCAGCCTCATACTGCGCGTTAAGTGCTTCTTGCTGTGCAGTGAGTTCGTTGTCAATTCTTGCGGTCTGGTTACTTGCAGACATATTAGCAAGGTTAGATAGTTGGCTCGCAAAACCATTAGCAACATTTGCGATTTGTGAATAATACCCCATCTTTTTTTCAGCGTTTATTACAAAATCCGCCATCTCTTGAGAGCCGTACAACTTAGTATATTCTGCCCTTTTTTCAAGTTCCTTTTTCTGTTCTGCTGTTAACTTTTGCTCTATTGCAACTTTCTGTTCTGCTGCTGCTGATTTTTTAACAACGGTTTGTTGTACTATTCCATTTTCTTCATCTGCAATTCTTTTCTGTATCTTTGCAACATTGTTTATCATTTCCAATTCTTTTGTATGGAAGTTTTCAGCATTCTTTGTTTTTTCAGCAGATGAAGCCAGAACCCTTTTATTTTCTTCTTGTACTCTTTTTAATTCATCTCCAGATAATTGACCGCTTTTTACAAGTTGTTCTGTTGATTTTATTCTTGTTTTATATAATTCCTGTTCTGCGGCAGCTTCATCTCTCAATCTATCTGCCTGTGATGTGCCTCTCATTTGATCGAGTTTTGCAATAAGAATAGCAACACCATTTATTGTATCTGCAACATATTTTGTAATAGCTCTTAAAGAATCGCCTAAAAATCCACCGTCTTTCGATGCACCTAAAAAGGCTAATCCAAGATTTGACATTGCCGGTATAAGCATTGTCCCTATGCTTGCCTCAAAGTCTGCCATCTGTGAATCAACACGCCGCTGTATATTTGCGTATGAATCAAATGACCTCGCCATGTCTCCTATAGCGTTTCCTGACTGCCTGTAAGCTATTGCAAGAGTTGCTTCTGACTCTGCTTGTTTTCTCGCCATTCCGGTTAATTTATCTTTCCCGGTTGCTACTAATTCAGCTTTTATAAGTTCTTCATTAACTACTATACCATAGGCTTTTAATGCCTCTCTCTCTCCTGTCAATGCACTTGTAAGTGCCGCTATTGCCCTTTCAGATCCTCCGGCAACATTTGAAAATGAAGCAAGGTCAATCCCTAAAGTTGCAACACCATTTGCAAGTTCAAGAGCCTTATCGGACGCCATGCCCATTCCGATTAGAATGTCACCCGTACCGGCAAGGAATGCCATTGATTCTTGTGTTGCTAACCCATAAGAGTCTACAAGTGCCTTTGCAAATATATCAGCCTGTTTTTTGCTTTCTCTGAAAACTACGTCAAATTTATTTTGTGTTTCCTGCAGGTCTGATCCGGCTTTTATCGCGTCTTTATAAGCTCCGACAATTTTATATATAGCGGCACTTACACCGAGTCCGCTCGCTAATCTTGTAAATGTCCCTGATAAATTACTCCCCATTTTGGAAGTTTGATTTAATCGTGATTCAAGCGTCTTGAGGTCTTTTTCTAAAGTCCCCATCTTCGCCTGAATTTCTATATATACTGAGCCTACTTTTTCAGCCATTTATAGTGCCCTCATTCGCTTTTTCTTGCGCTTCAATCTTTGCATAAAGTCGTTTTGTCTGTCGCTCAAAAGTTTCATCGTCTACTTTGCCGTTTGCAAGTGTTTCAGTTTCCGGTATGTCTTTCCCGTACTTAATCTCGAGTGCCCGTCTATGCCAGTAAAAGAAGGTGTCCCACTCCAGCCCCATAATGTAATCAAGGCTGAAGGTTGGAAACACGTTCATCATTACGGCTATATATCGACCTAAGACAAGCGACGTTTCCGGGGTCTTTTCGGCTTCCCGGCTTCCTTCGGTTTTGGGAAAAACATTTCAGTAACAAGATTTATAAGCTGAGAAGCCACTTCCTCGTTAGTGATGTTTTCTTTTACCCATTTAAGGTCTTTATCTGGGTAATGTGTCTTTATCCACCTTGTAAGATAGATAAAACCGATCTCGTAATTAAATTCGTAAGAGGCCATTTCGTCACGCTTATCAAGAAGTGATTTTACGTCTTCACTAGCCTGCAAACTCATAATAATTGTTTTCTTAACGGGTAAAGAATAATCCTTCCCGTCTTTTGCGCCTTTGAATTTAACTACATCGACTTCGGGTTCAACAATGTGTCTTAGGTCAATAATCTTCATTGTTTACCCCACTACGGTTTTGCGCATTAACTGTTTTCCAGCAACTAAAGTAATGTCCTGTCTTACCTGAATTGATACGGGAACGGGCACTCGCGGATCATCTGCATTGTACTTCTTAAATACAATCTCGTCACCTTTGTTAAGGTTACATTTACCGAGTGTTTCCCATTTAACGATCTTTCCGTTTTCATCTGTGTTGGTCATTCTTACATAGAAATATGGTACTGCTGACTTTCCGCCTGTCTCGTAAATGACTGAAGCATTAGGTGTGTAATCATAAACGATTGCCAAGTTCTGCGCTATTGTTGTTACTGTTGCAGAGTCCTTGACCATAATTCCATAAATTCCATCGTCATTTTTTACGATAAAATAATCAGTCTCGGCTACGAGTGCGCCGTTTGTTGATCCGGTTACTGAGGTTACTGATATTATAGTCCCTGCGCCGTTCTGATGATCAAAAGGCTCAAATGTATTAAAGCCCCATGAGCCGGAATAAATAGTTTGTGCCGCTCCGGTTACAGCAGATCCGGGAACATTAGTAATTGTATCAAGAGTACCTCGCATTATAGCCCGTGCGGTCTCGTTCAGCATTTGAATCTGCTCAAACTCAATCATACCTTTCTGTTCGGTTACGATATCCCTATCGACTGCGTTATCGCTTTCAAGGGTGCTGATCTTCATTTCCTCTGTGTATTTCGCGCCGTTTACAGCTCCGATGTCTATAGCACCGGCGAAGTTAGCAGCGGTTGAAACTTCAATTTTTACAGCACCATATAATACCTGGCTAGTTGTTTCTGTGGTTTGCGGATTTGCCATTTTTAATACCTCTTATTGTAATGTTCTCATTTTTAAATTATAGTCTTGAATAACAATCCAGCAATTTGACACTGAATCGAAAAACGGGTCTTGATTTGAAACATTGTGAGAAAAAAGTATATTTGTAGAACCGAATGAGCCTTGAACCTCATGCAGTAAATCGAGCAATTTTAAAGAAGCTGTAAGCGCCGCGCCTTTTGGATTCGTGCCGGTTTTCGGGAAACATATCCAGAACCGCCATAATTGATTCCTGAGTTTGCTGTCGTCTAAACGGTTATCGTTAAGCATTTTATAAATAACAATACGCTTAGTAGTGGCAGTATCGGGCATCTGTCCCCATCCTATACCGCCGGTGTCAAGTAGCGTTGTTAATGTCGCTTCTCCGTTGAGATAAGCGTATATATTGTCTTTTAAAGATATATTAGCCATTTATTCCTTCCAAATGTTTGATAAAAGGCTTTAATTGTTCTCTTGTTCTTGCCATAATTCCATATGGTTTTTCTATTCTAAAATCGTATTCCATTGGAGCGATAATATAAACCGTGTCATTTTCTAAATCTGGCGTTCCCGTTACTCTCTTAACATCTTCAAAATTTTTAAAAGGTGTTATTTTATCGGGGTGTGTCCATGTGTACTGTTTAGCATTTACGCTTGCCCCCGTGTCAATGTGAGGGTGAGTGTTTAATACTGCTAAACTTTGCCCCATTTCTCCGACCTGAGTTAATACACGTTTCCTCGCCATTTTACCGACTTTTATGATTAACGGGTTATTTAGCTCGTATGACATTATGACCTCTGCAATAGCAATTCAAAGTGTCTACCCATTTCGTTCGGGTTTTTCTTTGAATAGATAGAGTATTCTTTTCCGTCTGCCTTGCGACCTGTCCCGGTGTTAGTGCTTGCCTGATAGAATATACAGGCTTGACCTATTGCCGCAGAGGCTGTCAGTGTCCATGCTGATCCGGCACTTGTTTTGTGATATTTAGATACGTCTGCAATGGCTATAATATGGTCTTCAATCACTTTAACACGGTCTTTGTCTGTAATCACAGTGTCAGGATCACAATACATCTTCATATCTATATTGATTGATGAACCTTGCTCTTGCCATATTCTATTGCTGGACTGAGTATCGAGTAAGCAATAGAACTCATCTTGTAGAGCATATGACGGCTCATAATCCGGTGCGCTCCCTTCGCTGAACTTGTTTACAGATACAAGGCTATTGAAATAATCGCTTATCATGCGGTCACATACCGTTTAATAGATTTGAATATGTCATCCGGTACGCCGTAAGGATTGCTTGTATCTCCCTTGCTCCATGAGTAAGAGCCGACACTTTCGGAGCGTAAGCCGTTCATACTATTAGAGTTCATCATGTACTGTATAAGCTTAGCAGCAACCATCTTTGAGCCTTGTGGATAGACTGTAAATACTACACTATCAGCCGTTGATCCTGCCGCCGTGTCTATCTCAACTGAGTTAGCGGTGTCATTGACTTCAGTAACATAATTATCAATAGATTTTAATGAGCTGTAAAGATAGTCCATACGGTTAATAAAACTCGCTGTACTTTTATAACTGCTTATTGATAAGTCTCTTACAGTTGATGGATAAAGTGTTATCCCGGATATAGTCTTACTGGCGTTTGTGGTATTCCCGTAAAACATATGAAAAGGATAATTCCTGATCTGTAAATATTTAGCTTCAGCTTCAGGGATTAAAGCAGTGATTAGAGTATCTTTACTTGTCCCTGTAAGGTTAAGAAGAGTCTTAATCTGTGATAAGGTCGCTATCATCTTTTTCCTCAATTAGTTGAATCGAGTTTAATATTCCCTGTACTGCATTCATGTTCTGTAAACCGCCTGTCTTTAAAGCGATATCGCATAGTTGTACTAAAATGTCTTTCCCTTCTTTGTCACACATTATACGCATAATATTTTATCCTTTATTTTTATGTTTGCAAATTCACCAAATAATTCTCCAGCTTTAATGCAATATGCATTATATGCTTCATCTGGATTATCAAATGACCCTATATGTAATTTTTTACAATTGAATCCTATTTGTGCATACCATTTTTTAGCTTTTTTATTCCATGTAATTCCAGTACTTTTTTTATTGTAATTATTCTGCGATCTTGTTGCCATTCTGAGATTATTCTTACAATTATTTAATCTGTCATTATCTATATGGTCAATTTCCATTGACTTATCTATATCCTTATACAAATATCGAGATAGGGAAATAGTTGAACCTTTTTTATCATTTGCGTAAGCATAACCATCGCCATTTATAAACCATTTATAATCTTTGCAAACATCTATATCGTCAATATCTATTTTTGTTTTTCCTATTATTTCATTATTGCGGTATAAACATATTTCAGCATAATTATCATGTATTATAATTTCATTTTTATCTTTTTTTGTTATTTCTCTTGTTTTTCCATGTGAGTACATCTGTAATCTATGTTTATTACATAATGTCATTCCAAAACGTTTTGAATTTATTATGTTATAATTTTCATTTGTTTTTCCACATATTTCACAGACTTTCAGCATATAATCTCCTTTATTCGTTAAGGTCTATATCATCAACGGTTATACCGCTAATTGCTTGTTGTTGTTTTACATATCTCTCATGAGTAACCACAAATGTTTTCAAATATTCTTTGACCATGCTGGTTAAATGGCCTATTATCTGTTCATTAGTATCAAGTACAATATTGTTTTCTTCGCCTAACTCATACTGTGATAATATAACATCTTTAAATCTTTGTAAATCTTTGTTTTTAATGTCTAATTTCAATCTTGCCATTGTAACTCCTAAAGTTGTGTAATTGCATTGCGCCCACCATTATGGACTGTATAGTAAAGCTTAATATCGTTCGCTACAATAGATGCACACGCAATAGTTACCGATATCGTTATCTTGTTTGTCCCGCTTGTTATCGCCCATGTATCTGTAATTGCTACTCCGGTTGAGTTTGCATCGGCTGATCCAGCAATTGGAGCTTCTACAATTTGTGAAGTATACACACCTGCCTTATTTACTGCCGCATAATTTACATTACAGGCATGAGACTGAAAATCAGTCCCGTCAGTAGCAAGTATCTGGAAAGACATACTACCCGCGCACATTCCACCAGCAGGAAGAGCGACCTCGAATAGGTTCACTGAACCTTCAGCGGTTATACTCTTTTCAGCCATAACAACTATTCCGTCAATCAGAGTATTGTCAGCTGTTCCAGTCGCTCCTGCCCGTGTGAGTCTTTTTATTCTTGTCGATCCTTTTCCTGTTCCTGTAGAAAGTCCGGGCTGGACAACAACCATGCCGCCGTCTTTATCGGTCGCCCCGCTTGTCGCTCCTCCGCCCTGAATTGTTAAATTATTACCAGCCGTATTTGCTGTTGTATGGCGTTCCATCCAAATTGTTCGGGCTGAGTTTCCGCCGAATGAAAGGATATTCGTTGGAGCGATTGTTCCTATGCCCATATTACCATCGACCAGAACCATCCAGTCTGTTTTTGTCGCAGTCGCTGTATTCGTGCCTGAGATAATAAATTTTATACCTCTATTTGTGGCACTCCATGCCTCGGCTGCTATTACCTTAAATTCTGCCCCCCTGAACATATCGGAAGTGCCTGTATTGAATCGGCCAAAATATCTAAATGAACCCATTTCAAAATCTGCACCCAACGCTGTAGGTAAAGCCTTTGTTCCGTTGCTTCTCATATACTTTATTGCGGGAGCTGTTCCTGTTGCAATAGACCATAGTTCGTTCTCAACGGTACTGGCATTTGTCGCACTATCAACCTCGGTTCTTATTAGTGCAACAGAACCACTGCCAGCAACATGTAATGGTGTTGTTGGGGCGATTGTTCCAATTCCAACTCCAGTATCAGTTACACGAACTCTCTCGTTAGCGGCGAGCGTGCCTCCCGTAAAGAAGCTGATGTATTTGGACGCATCGGCTGTTCCAATAGAAAGATTTCCGCCTCCGCCTGCCGCTGCCTTTGCATAAACATAAGCGTCTCTTGCGCCGTTGATAGTCCATGCTGCATCATCCCACCCAGAGCTATTAATACCCATATTGATGAAGCCAGTGGTATCCGTTCCATCGTCGCAAGTTGCCACCCAATCCGCCGAAGCTAAGGCATTTGAACTAAGATTCTGGATATTGTTTTGAAGATATCCAGCTACCGTATCGTAAGCATTTAGCTTGGCATTAGTAAGTGTTGTCGGCGTCCCTGTTCCGCGTAGGGTTAGCCTTGCTCCATTGAAAACAAACCCGGCAGTCTCATACCATACATCTCCGCTTATCGGAGACGCGGGGGCTAAACTGGTCTGTAAATTAAGAACGTTCTCTAACGGGAAAGATGAATTGATATTCCGCGTATTACTTGTGAATATAGTATATATTGTCGGCTGATTCCCAACATTTGGTGCAGATACATTTAGCGTACTATTTACTCCCGTGGTGCAATTTTTAATTATCAGTATTTGATTTGAGAGTATTATTCCGCTGTAATTGCTACTTAAACCAGTAGCAAAGTTATTCACAATACAATATTGCAGTGTCCCTGCAAATGCAATACTTGACGCTACACCAATTCCTTGCTTTGCTCCACCGCCTTGGAATTTGCTTCCTCGATGTTGGTATAGATTATTATATTGCGCTCTAAAGCATGTCCCGCTTGTTGTATTATTGAAATAGCAACAATACGTATCCACCTGATTAAAATTCCATAACCGCAAAGCATTACCAGTTGTATATGATTTGAACGAGCAATTCCTAAATTGTGCTTGTGAATAGTTCTTCATCATAACTGTGCATAACTGACCTTCCACGGTGTTATTGCCGCCGAGGAAAGACACCATATCAACAATAACGCCAGTCTGCCCGCCATCAATATAAAACAAGCCTGTAATGATCGTCGCCCAATCCTGAATCGTATATGCATCGCCAGTCGTGCAGGTATTGACTGGGCCAGTCAGCGATAGCGTGTCATCTGTATGAGTGTCGATAATGCGTTTATCTAGTGTGAATGGTTGTGCCCAAGGGTCGGTAATCGTTGCACATTGAAACATCTTACCTGCATATACTTTTGCCACGAATTGCCCTGTGTCTGTTACAGTGCCTTGAACGATACCTGCGCCGCTTGCTACAGCATCAACTTTTGAATCAATCGTACCGGCGTCAAGTTGCGTCAATACTCCGATAATGTAGAGACTAGCAGGCACAATAAAACGCTTGTCGGAGATCGTCACGTTCTCTGTATAAGTTCCAGCACCTATATTGACTACAACATCACCGCCGTTGAGTGTCGGTATATTATTGATTGCGTACTGAACAGTTAAAAAAGCTCCTGCACCTGCTGAATAACCTCTTCCAACTGCGTCCGATCCCGCTTTATCTACATAGATAGTTACTGCTCCATATGAAATAACAGGTTTCCATGATGTTTCATAATAGAATAATGTCTTAATGTCCGTTGCATAGAACCATTGACCATTAACAACTGCAACTGTTGGAATATTTGCTATCACATCTTTATGACAAACAAGAGATATTGCTTGATAATGATTAAAGTCAGCATTTGCTTGTAAACCTGTGATTAGATCATTGGTAACATTATCAACTGTTCTTGTTAGTCCGCTTGAAAAGGTTAAAGGAACTTCAACACCGCTTGTAAGTGCTATAGTTCCGCTTGCGTTCGGTGCGGTTAGTGTCCTTGTAGTGCCTGTTGCAATAGTAGAAGACTCAAATTTTAAAACTCTTGTATTATCAACATTATCATATATGCGAAAATTATCGTCATCGAAAAAAGGTA